GGGCACACCATTATCACCCAACTAGATTGGTTGGCATGAGCTAGGTCAGGGCCATCGCCAGCTACGCCGCAACCATTGCAGTTCAGGTAGCCGGCCTCAACCAGCTGAAGGTGCTCGAGGGGCGGCTGTCGCAGCTCCACGACAGGTTCACGAAGATCAACGCTGCAGCCGCCCGAGTGACGGCGCCGTTCCAGGGCCACATCAAGGCGCTGGAGCAGATGAACCGTCTGCTGACGGAGAACGCGCGTCTGCTGAACCAGCAGGCGCAGGCGGTCTCGCGCGTTGCTCGGAGCAGTGGCGGCAGTCGCGCCGCTGCAGCGGGGAACCCTGCGGTGGAGCGCGAGCGCACGCAGGAGATGCAGCGTCAGCTCCAGCTGCTGCGCGAGCGGGCGCGGATGCTGAACGGCAACAGCGAGGTGATGGCCAAGCTGCTGCGGGCCGAGGTGGAGATCGGCAACAGCGCTGGCAAGAACGTCGCCTATGGCAAGGAGCTGCTGAAGAACGCGAAGGCGATGCTGCTCGAGGAGGAGCGGCGGGCCCGGACGGTCGAGCAGGCGGCGGCCAAGGAGCTGCGGGATAAGCAGGCGATTTGGAATCTGCAGGCCAAGGCGCTGGCGGAGCAGGAGCGCCTTCAGGCGAAGCTCGCCAACCAGCGGGTCGCCGATGCAGCGAAGGTGGCGCGGGCCGAGGAAGCGGCGGCTAAGAAAGCGGCGGCTGCGCGGGGCAACTTCAGCCGCGGCGCGATGCGGATGGGCGGTTCTGCACTGGGCGCAATCGACGGCGCGCTTGGCAACCCGATGCGCGCGGTGAAGAACGGCGCGATCCGCGCGGGCGTGGGCCTGGCCGGCGTGGGCGCGCTAGGCGGGATCGACGCGGCGATGAGCCGCATCAGCGAGCTGCATTCGATGCTCGGCAGCAGCGCCGGCGCGCCGGTGATCGGCGGGTTGGCGAAGGGCCTGGCGGAGTTCACGCAGATCAACCCGGTGCTGCAGAGCGTCACCCACTCGCTGGCGGGAGTGGCGGGCGGCAGCGCGGCGGCGGTGGCTGCATTCATGGCGTTCGCGCCGTTGCTGCCGAGCGCCGGGAAGCAGTTCGGCAACCTGGCCGAAAAGATCGACAAGACCACCGGCGCCAGTCAGAAGATTGCGGGTGCGCTGTTGTCAGCGCAGATGGCCATGAAGATGGCCTTCACCGGCGGGATGGATATTCAGTCGCTGACCGGCGGCCCAGCGATGGATCTGGGCCGGAAGAGCGGAGCGTTCGAGGCCAAGCTCGGCATGGCGATGCTGCCGAAGATCGCCGAGGGGTTGGTGCAGTCGGCGATGGCTGAGGCCGAGGCAGCCGACAAGATCCGCGCCGCCCGCGCCAGCTGGGTGGATGTGCTGGAGGAAGGCAAGGCGATCCAGAAGGATCTGCTGTCTCAGGCGCAGCAGGAGATGCGCCAGATCCGCGCGAACGAGCAGGCCGCCAGTGATGCGGCACGGGGCCGGCTGGCTGAGGCGGCGAAGGCTCGCGGCACGGTGTTCGCGCCCGGGAAGTATCCGGGCATGGGCGACGCGGGGCTGGGCGAATTCGGCCCGGGCGGCCTCACCGGCGCGGCCAACGCGGCGTATCGCACAGAGAAGAACCTGCGCAGCCCCGGCGGGCAAGAAGCGCAGAAGGCTGCCTACCAGCAGCTGGCGCAGATCGAGATGGCGCTCGATCGGCAGGTCTTAGACGCAAAGGTTGATCTGATTCAGAGGGGGCTGCAAGCAGAGATCGCGGCCATTGACAAGGCGACCGCGCACGAAAAAGCGCAGTTCCAAGCGAACCTCGCTGATTTTGATAAGCGGCTCGAGAGTCGCGTTGCCCGAAAGGAGAAGCAGGATCAGGGGCTTCGCGGGATGGCGACCGGCGCGGGCATCGGCCTGAGCATGGCCAACATTCCCGGGGCCAGCATTGTTCAAGCGGCCTCCATTGCGCAGTTTGCAGGTGGCGGGCCCGCTGCAGCAGCTGTGGCAGGAGTCACGGCGCTGGGTGTTGCAGCCGTGCAGGCCGGCGGCCAGATCGCAAAGTTCTATGCCGAGATCCAGAAGTCGGAGACCGCTTTGCTGGGCGTGAGCACCAGCGCGCAGGACTACCAGAACGGCATCAAAGGGATCGAGGAGGTTGCCAAGCGCCTCAACCTGCCTCTCCTTGAGGCAACGCAGCAGTTCACCAGCTTGCGGGCTGCGATGGCGGCGAGCGGCTACGACGCCAACGAGACCCGCACAGTCTTTGAGAACCTGGCCGCCGCGAACGTTGCTCTAGGTGGCGATAGCCAGAAGCTGGCCGGCATCTTGCTCGCCACCAGCCAGGTGTTCAGCAAAGGCAAGGTGCAGGCGGAAGAACTGCGCGGCCAGATCGGTGAGCGTCTTGCAGGTGCCTTCTCTGAGTTTGCGCGGGCCACGGGTCGCACAGCGCAGGGCCTGGATGCAGCGTTGGAGAAAGGCGAAGTCACTCTCCAGGACTTCATCGCCTTTACCGAATGGATGGGCAAGAAGTATGGGGACACGGCAGACAAGATGGCGAAGGACGGCAGCAATGCCGGCCAGCGATTGCAAAACGCCTGGGACAACCTGCGCAAGGCGATGGGCCCGATCCTTGCGGCGATGGGTGCGCAGATCCAGGACTGGGCCACCAAGGCGGTGAACGCACTGATCCCCTTGATCAACAAGATCAACGAGTTGATGGGGATGACGCGGGGTGCGCAAAACGATGCGCTGTATGCCCTGAACAAGAACCAGCTTCCTGAGGCGCAGAGCGTTCTTGCCGAACTTGAGCGGCGAGGGGCTAAATCGGCGCAGCCTGGTTCCTATCTGGCGGAGCAATATCAACAGCAGAAGGAGATGGTGTCTCGGCTGCAGCAGCAGCAGAAGGAGCTCCAGTCGAAGCTGTATCCGAAGGCCGGCAACACGCCTGTCGATAAGCCGACCCCGACTACCGACACCGGCGACGCCGACAAAGAGCTCAAGAAGCGCCTGGCAGATGAGAAGCGCGCCGCGGAGGCGTTGGCGAAGGATCAGCTGCAGCTCGACAAGCAGCTGGCCAGCAACGCTATCGAGCTCGATAACCAGGAGTTCCAGAACAGACAAGAGCTGATCCGCCAGACCTATGAGCTGGAGCGCCAGCTGCAGGACAAGCAGCGGGCCAACTGGGTCAACAGCTTCACCGGCGGGAAGCGTCAGTTTGCACAGATCGGTGCGGATCTGGTGAGCGGCCGGGCGGGTGATCAGGCCCAGCTGCGCGAGATCGACATGAAGATCGCGGAGCTGGATCAGCAGATCAAGGCCGCCAAGGCCGGCGTGGCGGTCGCGGGCATGGGCGGCGCTGTGGCAGCGGCTGGCGGTGTTGGCGGTGGTTTCGGTCGCCCGATCGAATACCTCACCGGCGACCGGAGCAGCTCCGGTTACCGCGCCGATCACGGCGGGAACAACTATCACGAGCACATCGCCTACGCGACAGCGAAGGAAGCACGGGCTGCTGCCGAGCTGCTTAACCGCAACGGCATCCGCACCACCGAGCTGAAAGGAGTCAACCCAGTCGGCGGGCACTCGCAAGGGAGCTATCACTACAGCGGGCAGGCGTTCGATGTTCCGGCGGCGCAGGTGCCGGTGGGGCAAGAGCAGGCGCTGTCACAGCGGGTGCGTGCGTTGCTGGGGATCGGCGGTGCAGGCCGGCACCCCGCAGCCACCAGCGCATTGGGCGGCGCGGCCGAAGTGCTCGGCGCGCAGGGCAATGTGCAAACGCTCGAGGCACAAAAGGCAGGGCTACTCCAGCAGAAGTCAGGTCTGCAGCAGGGCCTCAGCGCTCAGGATGCGGAGCGGGTGAAGGCAGCGGTGCTGGCCACTACCAACGCACTGCGGGAGCAGACCGCGGAGCTGGGCAATAACGCCGAAGCGCTGCAACTGCGCCACCGGCTCGAGATGGAAGGCGTGCGGCCGGAGCAGGTGGAGGCCGAACTGAAGAAACTCGAGGTCAGCCGCCAGCTGACCGATGCGCAAACGGTTTACGGCGACATGCTGAAGAACCAGCTGATCGACCAGGCGGAATACAACCGTCTGATGGCCGAGCTGCAGACCGCTGCCCAGGGTGCGGCGGGAGCGATTGATCAGCTCACCCAGGCGCAGATCGAAGCGAACGACCCGATCAACCAGAAGATCAAGCAGCTGCAGACAAACCTGGGGGACACCCGCGGGATGATCGCCAGTCTGGCGGGCACGGTGGAGAGCGAGGTGGGTTCGGCGATGAGCAATGCCATCACCGGCATCATCGACGGCACCTCGACCGTTCAAGAGGCGTTCAGCCAGATGTTCAAGAACATCGGCAAGGCGTTCATCGACATGGCCACGCAGATGCTGGCGCAGCAGATGGTGCTGGGCATCTTGAAGATGTTTGGCGGCGCTGTGGCAGGCGGTGTCGGTGGTGGTGCGTCATGGGGCGGATCGGGCGGCTCGGCGTGGGGCGGCTTCGTCGGCGCCATGTCGATGCCGAGCTTCTTTGCAGAGGGCGGCTTCGTCACCGGCCCCACCCCTGCAGTGGTCGGCGAAGGCGGAAGCAATGAGTATGTGGTCCCTGAAAACAAGATGGGTTCGGCCCTCGCCCGTTGGAATAGCGGGATGCGTGGCGACGCCGTTCTCTCCGGCGCTGATCCCACCGGCAGCGCCAGCGAGCAAGGCGATGCACCGGGTGCAGTGCCGTCGATCAACATCAACGGCGGGGTGCTCAACTTCGACGGCAGCCAATACATCAAGGCGTCGGAGCTGCCGAGCATCGTCAGTCAGGCCAGCAAGGCCGGTGAAGCTCGCACGCTGCGCCGGCTGCAGATGAGCAGCACCACCCGTAGCAAGATCGGTATGGCATGATGGAACTCAATCTCGGTCACCTGCTGACGCTGAAGACCACCACCGGCGTCCGTCATCAGTTCCAGAACTTCAAGATCAGCAACGATGTCACGCACAACGGCACGGTCTACTCGTTCGCGCCGTTCCGCTTCAACGGCATCGTCGCCAACCTGAGCGGCGACAACTTGGACGCCTCGCTGGTATTCCCGGCCAACAAGCTGACGCGGGCGTGGGCAGAGCAGGCGTTGAGCGAAAGCTGGATCGGCACCGTGCAGGCTCTACTGCTCGATGAGAGCAGCCAACCGATTCAGACCTTGCATAGCTATGTAGGTGTGATTGCTTCAGGTGGGTGGGATGACACGGCGATCGAGCTGCAGCTGAATACGGTGATGAACGCGGTGCGCGGCAGCATCCCCGGTCGCAGGTTCACCCGTCAGCTGGTGGGCAACATCCCCATCACCGCCAACATCCGTGTGTAGCAACCTGCTTGGCAAGCGCTATGAGCTGGGGGCAGATGGCAGTGGCGAAACGATCGACTGCATCGCGCTCACGGTGAGCGTGCTGGATCACCTGGGGATCGGCAACCCTGGGGTGCTGCGCCAGTGGTATTCGATGGGCGCCAGGGAGATCCTGCGCGAGCTGAATCACTACACAGAGCGCATCGAACAACCCACCTACGATGGGGACATCGTGGTGCTCAGAAGCCCCACACCAGCGTTTGGAGCTGCATGGCAGGGCGGGATCCTCTACATCAACCAGAGCCTGCAGAGAGTGGATTGGAAGCCGGCGGCCATGCTTTCAATCCACCGCTCCTACCGTATGAAAAGGAGCTGATCGAGGTTCTCGGCTGCACCGAGGAGGATTACCGCAAGCTGATGCGGTTCTCGGAGCTGAAGCCACGGGTCAGACCAGCGGAATACGACCACATTCCCGAGGTCGTCAACGACCCGGTGACGATCATCATCAACTTGGTGATCGGCATTGCTTTGTCGGCGGTGGGTGCGCTGCTGGCGCCAAAGCCTGAGTTGCCGAGCCAGGATCGGATCAAGCGGCAGCGCCTGTCCAACCAGATCGGACCGAGCCGTTTCAACCAAACCAGCGGCTTCGATGGCGTTGGCGCGCTGGTGGAATACGGCGACGAGGTGCCGATCCCCTTCGGGAAGATGGGCGTCGGCGCCGATGGTGGGCTGAGCGGTGGTCTGGTGCTGGCGGCAGCACTGGTCTGGTCGCGCCTGTATTCGCTAGGCAATTTCCAGCGTTACAAGGCCCTGTATTCGATGGGCGAATACGGGATCAAGGCGCCGCAGCTGCGTGCGATCTGGATGGGCACTACTGCCCTGTCATCGCTGGGCAGTCATGACTTCGCGGTTTACTGGAAGTCGCAGCAGGGCAGCAACCGGATCACCGGCAGTGATCTGATTGCCGGCACCAGGGGTCAGCCCATCTCCGGTGACCCTGAACCGCAGCACGAAACCTTCATCGCTCCGGTGGAAGGCGCCTACGAAGCTGGCGGCTTCTGCATGGCCTACAACCCGAATAGCAAATTCAAGTTCGGTCAATACAACCCGGTTCGTAACGGCACCGCCCATCGTTTCAACTGGGAGGTGGTGAGCCTGCCCGAACAGCTGCGCGAAGACGACGAAGACATGCGCCGCGCCAAATCACTGCGCCGCAAGATCTCCGGCTCCAACGCTGATCGCCCGCTAGGTGGACAGCCGGGTGTGGGCAGAGCGTATGGCACGCAGATGGGACTGATCGCGCACAACGGCAACGTGGTGCAGAACAAGGTGCCCGAGCTGTATGTGAACGCAGGCGATACGGTCACCTTCAGGATTCACAACAGCAAATACAAAGATCTGCGCGATAACGACGCCCTTGGGATTGTTCCCCCAGCAACGCCGTTGAATATGCCCAAATACGGGCATAACTTCAAGGATCTCCGGGGCAGCATCGACACGATGCGCCAGCGAGCAGATGACCTGATGGTGGTCGGCAGTCGCTGGATGATCGGCTCGACGCAATGGATTGTCGAGTCCCGCACTGCTGACGTCTGGAAGCCGGGCACCATTGTCGACGTGGTGCTGAAGTGCGTGAGCACTACCGGCATTAACAAGATTGGCCTGGCGGGCTTTCGCGCCTCAACTGAAGATCTTGGTGGCTACGAAGGCCCCTGGACCTGGGATGACAATCCTCCAGCCCCATTGAACAGCGAAGGGTTCAACCCGCTGAAGCACTGCGGCGCGGCGTTCTGGAATCTGGTGCAATACGACGTCGCCACCGTGCGGATGGTGCGCCCGGTCGACACAATCGAGTTCGGCATTCGCAGCACCGTCTGGAATCGTGCCAACGGTCTGTGCAACTTCAATGCGATCCCCGATCCGACGCAGCTAAAGCAACGGGATGACAACAACCGGGAACTGAACACTCCCGTGATGAACAAATACTTTCCGCGCACCAGTTGCTTCTCGGTGTGGGTGCGCCCGATTCCGAAATACGGCAACGACCCACTGCCTGAGTGGGATCGGATTGATCAGGTCTTCTGCGTCACAGGGCAGTCACCCACGGCGAAATACAACTTCCTTCGGATCCGCCCTCGCGTGGCTGGGCGGTATGAGTTTCGTTTTATCCCACGGGTTGGCTCTGACATTGCGATCAACAGCTGGGAGGACGCTGTTTTTTGGCGTCTGAACGCACAGAGCGGCGAAGTCCACGGCAAAGACTTCGACACCGCCTATGGCGCCTTCCGGGTGACGATGGTGGGTGATCTGATCACCTGCGCTGCGATCAAGCCCAACACCGAGATGGTGACGGATCCGAGTGACGTCACCAGCACGGTTGAGAATTCAAACAAGCCCAATGGCATCAGCGAGCTGTATTGGACGACCAGTACAGGCGGCACAGACTGGCAGATCAACGCCTTCCTGACGCAGCTTCTGGGGGACGCAGCGGCATACGCGGGGCAGACACGTAGCGCTGAGTTCACGCACTTCAAGCCTCGCAGTGCGAGCACCACAGATGACGATGGCTACCTGCGCATCCGCGTGACTGCGACCAGCAACACGGTGTCAGGTCCACGGCACGCTCAGATCTTCGGCACGAACTGGAACTGGTCGGGCAGTGGTGCCGGTGTGCATTACTGGATCCAAGCGGTCCCGGAGAGCAGCGAAACGCGAGGGCTATGGGCGCAAGGCGATCAGATGGAGCTGCGCCAAACCATCACCAGCAACAACAAATACAGCATCCTCGGCTATTCCTATGTGGGCGTCGGGATGCAGGTGACTTCTGTTGTCACGATCATCAGCGGCGGCGGAATTGATCTCGATCGCAATGAGCGTGCTTTTGAGCTGGCAAGCCAGGTGTCCGATTGCAGTCACTACGAAGAGCTTGAGAAGAGCTGCGACAACGGACCGGAGCACGAGATCGTCTATGTGAACGAGGCAGTTGCCGAATACGACGGGCTGCCTCAATACGACGACATGAGCATGTTGGGTCTGGTGATTAAGTCCAACCAGACGCTTACCTCTGTCGAACAGATCCGCGCCTGGGTGGATGAGGGCATCCCGGTGGAGCGCCTAGAAGCCAACACCTTTGGACCTTCCAACCTGTTCAGCGATCTGGTCTACTACCTGATCACCAACAAGAAGCAAGGCGTGGGGCAGATCGTTCCGCCTGAGCTGGTGGATCGGCAGAGCTTCGCCACGACGGGGCGTTTCCTGCTGCAGAACAAGATCTTCTGGAACGGTGTGATCGAGTCGCAGGAGAACTTCCGCAGCTTCGTCAACCGCATGGCGCAGCTGTCGCTCTGCACTTTCACGATCAAGAACGGTGTGTTCGGTCTGATGCCTGCGCTGCCGCACGACAGCAGCGGTGCGATCAACACCAGCACGATCTCTGTGGCGCAGCTGTTCAGCGCCGGCAACATCATCGATGGCAGCTTCAAGCTGAGCTACCTCGACAACGAGGCGCGGCGTGATGTAGCGCTGGCGGTGCGCTGGCGGGTGATGCGCCCCTACGAGCTGCCCGACGAAGATTCAGCGGTGGTGGCGTTTGCTGATCGCCCGTTGCCACCCACGATCGAGGAGCTGGATCTGACGATGTTCTGCGACAACCGCGCGCAGGCACTGAAGACCGCGCGGTTCATCCTGGCGTCGCGGCGCTACGTGGACCACAGCATCACCTTCAAGACGGTGCCAAACGCGCTGGGTATCGAGCCGGGCAGCTACATCAAAGTGGTGCTGGAAGAGATCGAGTTCCAAACCGGCAGGAACCTGGCGATCGCAGCAGACGGTCACCTCAGCGCAACCGAGCACGTCGACGACGGCACCTACCAAGCGTTCATCTACAAGCCTGGTGCCGAAGACGTCGAGAAGGTATCGCTGACGATCGCCAACGACACGGTGGTTGAGGAGGAGTATCGCGGTGCTGTCGCCAGCCTGCTCGACGTGTCATTCAGCCACGGGATCTACCAAGTGGAGCAGATAACCTTGGATGAGGATGGGCTGGTCGACGTGAGCGCGGTGGCGGTGCCCAGCGAGAACGACGCAAGCAAGGTCGCCCAGCTCACTCTGAACGAGGGTGCGTTCACCTACGACTACTGATGCCCTACCCCACGCTGCGACCGAGCGATCGGAACTACACCCCAGGTGACTGGGGGATCAAGAAGTTCAACGCCGCCTCTGGTGCTGAGATTCGACTGCGGTATGGCGACAAACGCTTTGGTGCAAAGTTCGCGCTGCAATACAAGAACGTGCCGGATGCCAACGCCGCGCTGTTCTTGGAGCACTACAACGAGACGCTGGGCACCTACCGAAAGTTCACCCTGCCTACACAGGTGCTAGCGGGTTGGAACGGAACGAACTACATCCCGAACACGTCTGAGATGCAGTTTCGGTATGAGGGACCGCCTGAGGTGCAGTCCGTGCGCCCTGGTGTCTCTACCGTGTCTGTGACGCTGCTGGGGGTCGTCTGATGGCGTTCTATTCAGGAAAAGACGGTCGCCTGCTAATCGACGGAACCGCTGCGGCGAAGGTGCGGAGCTGGAGCTTCAGCAGCAGCATGAGCACGCTGGACACCACCACGCTGGGCGATCTGGATCGCACCGTGACGCCTGGCATCCGCAGCACCACCGGCAACTGCCAGCTGTTCTATTACGCGGAGGATCCAACCAACGTCGCCACCAACAGCGCCAGCAAGCTGATCAACAAGCTGGTGAAGTCGAGCACAACCGGGCAGGGTGCCGAATCGCAGAAGGTGACGCTGGAGCTACGGATCGCTGACGGCACCACCACCGGCAAGTTCATCCGTGGGGAGTGCTGGCTTACCAGCGTTGAGATGACGATGGCTGTGGGCGAGGTGCTGAGCGCAAACGTGAGCTTTGAATTTGATGGCGCACCGCGAGGGATGGTGCTGTGAGCGTCTACCTGGGCGACAGCGGCTTGGTGGAGGTCAAGCGCTCGGGGCTAGACGACGCGATTCTGGCGTCAGTGCTGAACGCTGATGACGTCAACCTGGCGCGCCGGCGGTTTTCGTTCGACTTCGATCCTGAGGCGTTGCTTTCTGGTGATCGCATCGAGATCAGAACGCAGGACGGCAGCACGCTGGAGCTGGTAGCAGGGCACAACTTCCCTGACGGGCTTTGGTATTGCCACGTCGATGAAAGCGGCGGGGTGCGGCTTTATGACAACTTTGCGGATGCGCTGAACGGTGATCTGGCGTCAGCACTGCCGCTGGTGCAGCCAACCCGTGGCATTCCGATTTCGGTTCGCACCCGTGATCAGCTCTACAACTGCGTGTCGCAGATGCGCAGCTGGGAGATCACCACCCAGAGAGAGTCGGTCGATATCACGCTGCTGGGCGAGGAGTTCCGTCGCAACTACGCCAGCGGTCTGGTGAGCGGTCAGGGGCGCCTCACCTGCCTGTGGGACTACAAGCAAGCAATCTGCGATCCTATGCAGACAGCTAACAACATCGAGGAGCCGCACTACTTTGCGCAGCTGCTCCTCCGTGTGCAGCAGGGCAGCAAGTTCCTCGGGCGGTTTTTCGTCTATCAAGGCAGCGGTGCTGATCCCTCGGTCTGGTGGGAGTCGGACTGCGTGGTGACGAATGTGGCGTTCAGTTTTGCACCGGGGCAACCGATCGACAGCACGGTTGAGTTCATCACCACTGGCCCGATCCACCTGCGGATGGGCACGGCGCCTGGCTACATGCTGCAGGAGAGCGGCGACGTGATTCTGCAGGAAACCGGCTCGCCGATTCTGCTGGAAGACCCGACCTAAACTCGGATCAAGACTGATTCTCTAGGGCTGTGGCAGATCTGAAGATTACGGAGATGCCAGCTCTAGCTGGCGCTTTACTTCAGGCCACAGATCCGCTTGCAGTTGCGGACCTGAGCGCCAGCGAAACCAAGAAGATCACGGCGAAAGATCTGGTGCAGGCCGCTGTCGCTTTGATCGACGACGGCTCGATTCCTGGCGCCAAGGTGAACGCGGGACTGGCGCCTGGCAGTGTCGGCACGGCGGAGCTGGCGAATGATGCGGTCACCGCCGCAAAGCTGGCAGATCAAAGCTCAGCCGTCATCGCCGGCACGTTGCCAGCCACGGGCGCTTACATCGGTCAGCTGGGCGTTGATACGTCAACTACCCCGCCACGCGCTTACATCTGGGACGGCAGCGGATGGAGGCCGTTTGCAGGTGCAGGCGGTATCGCCTCGGCTGTGGGTGGCACTACCGGCCTGGTGAACACTTATGTGGCGCAGGCTGGTGGCGTCACAACGGTGACCGCCGACCTCGATGCCGCTGGTTCAGCAGGGCAGTTCCTGGCTGGACCTTCAGGCACTGCGGGCGCTATCTCGCTGCGTGGGATTGTCAGCACCGACATGCCGGTGGCAACAGCGGGTGCGCGTGGCGCTGTTCAGGTGAACGGCGACGGTCTGGTGATGAGCGGTGATCGCGTCACCATCGACAACACCGTGGCAGCGAGCACCACGGGTCATCTGGTTCGGTACAACGCCAAGGGTCTGGTGACCGGCGGCAGCGTGATCACCTCGCTGGACCTGCCGGTTGCGAGCACCACCTCGATCGGCGCTATTCGCGCTGGCACGGATCTGACAGTGGATGCGGGTGGCACACTCCACCACACCAATGCCGTGGTGGCGGGCACCGGCACAAAGGTCACCTACGACGCCAACGGGCATATCACCTCGACGGCGCCGCTGCTGCCAACGGACATTCCTGATCTGTCAGCAGACAAGATCACCAGCGGTCTGCTGAACGCGGGTCTATTCGCGGATCGCTCGATCACAGCGTTGATGCTGGCGAACTATGCGACCGCCTACATCCAGGACACGCAGCCCACGGGCACGGATCACTTCGCTGGACAGCTGTGGCTGAACCCACTGGCGCAGCAGATCCGCATGTGGGACAGCAACGTGTGGGTGCCGATCGGCGTCGGCGCACTGTCAGAGCAGAACCTGCGCTTCTGCGGTCTGTTCAATGCGGATACAGGTCGCGTCACGGTGGTGACGAAGTTCGGTCAGGACGCTGGCTACAAGGTTGGTGATCCGTTCCTTGCCGCCAACGAACAGCTCACTGGCGCCTATCTGGTGTGCGACACGCCTGGCAGCAACTTGTCAGTGACGCCCGCAGTCACCTACGACGCAGGCGACTGGTGCCTGTGCATCGGTCTTCCCGGCTACGAACGAGTCGACACGCTGAGCGGTGTTGGCGGCGGTGGCTCCACCACGCTGGATGGTCTGCTCGATGTCACGCTCACCAACCCGGCAAACGGTGAGTTTCTCGGCTTTGACGGCGTTGATTGGATCAATCAGCCGCTGCCGGTAGCGAGCACCACCCTGCTCGGTGTTGCCCGTCTGGCTGATGCAGCTGCCGTCACCGCCGGCACAGCGGGGCGTGTGGTGACAGCCGATCAGCTGAAGGACACCAACGATGCGGTGGCTACCAACACCACCAACATCACGACGGTTCAAGGTCAGATCACCACGATCAATAACAAGACCGTCGATGCAACAACAACGGTCAAAGGCATCGTTCAGCTGGCGGATGGTGCCGCCATCACGGCGGGCACAGCAGGGCGCGCCGTCACAGCCGATCAGCTGAAAACGACGAACGATGCGGTGGCGGCAAACACCGCGAGCATCACTGCCAACACCACCAACATCACCACGATCCAGGGTCAGATCACCACGATCCAGGGTCAGACCGTTGATGCCACCACAGCGGTCAAGGGCATTGTTCAGCTAGCGGACGCTGCTGCAGTAACGGCTGGAACAGCTGGTCGCGTGGTGACAGCGGACCAGCTGAAAGCCACCAACGATGCGGTGGCAACGGCTGTTGGCGGCGGGGTTACCACGATCAACGGCACTGCGCCGATCAGCGTTACCGGCACGGGCAACACCCGCACGGTGGCGGTGGCGTCATCGTCGGAGACTGTTGTAGGCGCGGTGCAGCTGGCAACTGCTGCTGAAACCACCGCTGGCACCAGCACCACCAAAGCAGTGCATCCGGCTGGCCTGAAGGTCGAGCTGGACAAGAAGGCGAATGCCACAGCGGTGCCGGCAGCAGCGTCGACCACACCTGTGATGGATGGCACGGGTGCAGTGGGCACCGGCACGGCTTACGCCCGCGCTGATCACGTCCACCCAACAGATACCAGCAGGGCGCCATTAGCAAGCCCAGCGCTGACGGGCACCCCAACAGCGCCGACTGCAACCACCGGCACAAACACCACGCAGCTAGCGACGACTGCATTTGTTCAAGCGCAAGTTGCCTCATCTGTCCCTGTCGCAAGCGACACGGTGCAGGGCAAAGTTGAGCTTGCTACTGCTGCGGAGGTTGGAACAGGAACTGATACAACTCGCGCGGTAACTGCTGCGGGGGTTGCTGCGCACTATCTCCAGAAAAACATCGCAAACCTTGCGCTTTTACCATGAGCACTGTCGTTCCTGCAACAGATACTATGCTGGTCAACAGGGCCGGCATTGATTACCGAACAACCGTTGATCAGATGAGCACACTTCAAGACACGGATTTATTGCTGGTCAACCGAGCTGGTGTTGACTATCGTTGCACTGCAGCTGACGTAAAAGCAGCCGTAGGTGGTGGTGGTGCTGGCGGTAACCTAATCTATCCGGCAAGTATAGATCAGGCGCTTGACGGAGCCGACTTGAACCAATGGAGAACTGCTTATGCAGCCAACCCTGGTGTAGGTCGGCTGAATATGTGGCTCGGGGTCGGTGAAAAAATTATAGTTACGTTTGACCAGCCTGTTGTCGGATTCATCCTAACGGGCGGGAACAGTGGTGCATGGCAGTTAACGTGCACTGACATGAATGCCACGACAAACTTTGTACGCTTGCAGCCCGGCGGTAGCGCAAATTTTTTCACTGGCGGACACTCCGCCACCAATGTCAGGTTCTGGAATACGGTGAGCACTCACCTAACTCTCTCCACACTTGGCGGACTCACGGCATGACTTTCTCAATTCAATCCGTTCGCTTTGCTGAAGCGACAGACGCCATTATCTCCGCTAGTTGGCGTTATACAACTGACAAAGGTTTTCTTCATTCTGAACACGTCTTTCAACTGCCTGCTGGTTCTGTGCCTTCCAGTGCTGTTACCGAAGCGGTGCTGATCAGCTGGCTAAAGCAGCAACTGCCTGAAACTGAGGAGCAGATGGCTGCCTCTATTGCCGCTGAGCGTGCCAGGCGAGACGAAGCAGCGTCGATCGTGGAGATCCCTATCCAACCTGCGCAAACCGTCGACGAAGCAGCGGCTGAGTTTCACCGTTTGCAGGCTGAGCGTGCCGCAAACAAGAAGAAAGCGGAAACTGCAACTCCGTGGGACGCAAACACCGCCTACAAGCTGGGCGATGTTGTCACGCACAACGGTGGTGTCTTTGAGAAGATCGACGAGCACGATCATTCAGAACCGGATGACGTGCCTGGCGGTTGGAAGCGGCTCTGGTGGTGATACTGGCGGGGCTGGCGTTGCTGGTCTCGCTGGTCTGCCTTTTCATTCTGTGGCGCAACGCGGAGAACAGCTTGTTCGAGGCAAGTCGCCGCAGCTGGCCACCGGAGGAAGACTGATGATCGAGTGGTGCGGCTACCTGATCACTACGATGCCGTCGCGGCTGATCCGCTACGACGTGCCGCCAGTGAACGTGGAATGCGTTAGAGCACCATCTTCGTGCTCAGAGCAGGATCCTCTTCGTCGTGGCATTCAGGGCCGAACCCCGTCGCCAGTAGCTCTTGTGAAAGGCTCGACGACGTGTGATCCGTAGGCGCCTCGCTTGTTAAAGGTTCGGCCCTTTTGCTGACACGTTCCTGATCCATGTCGGCCAGGCTGATCAGCCAAGAGTCCAGCGACTCTCGCATCGGAATCCCCTTGGGAATTTTCAGAAACTTGCGCAGGGAAGCGGCGTCACGGTGGAAAGTAGACGCGCAGTTGGTGTAGGCCACCCAGAATCTCCCGCTCATGTCACGCCCGGTTTCGATCCAGGTGTGTTGACTGAGGCGCAACAGGTCTCGTTTCACCGCCACCTCCAGTCGGGGCTGCAGCGGGATTCAATGATGTGCGGTTCGCAGGGCACCACGATGCCGTGCTCCTTCAGCCAAGCAGAGGCGTGGCCGAGATCAGAGAAGCTGCGGCAGTGGTCCACCTGCACTGGCTTTGCTGTCACTGCTGGCGGCGTGGGCGGGATGCAGATCGTGAGAATCATTGGCCGTCAGGGAACATGGCGCTGTGAACGAGCTTGTCCCGGTCGCGGTAGCGCTGGAACCACTCGGCGTTTTCATGAAGCAGGGCCGGATCGCTTTTCCAGATCGCCTCAAATAAGAGGTTCACGGCATCGACCTGATGCGGGGCATTGCGATACCAGTACCAGGCGTCAAGCCAGGTTTGGAAGCTGATCCGCCCCTCCTCGATCGTCATGTGTCTTCAGTGGAGAGCAGGTGCTGCACGAAGGCCACGACCAGCTCGATAGTGCGAGGGCTGGCGGGAGCGTTGGGGTAGGACGCTTGCCACCAGGCGGTGAAGGCTGCGGTGATCTGATCGGCGCTCACAGGAGGGCTCCGGCGCGGGTGGATTTGCTGAGCTCCATGCGAACGAGATCGCGGATGGATTTGAGCGCGTTGTTCCAGGCCACGGCCTGCGTCACCTGCTCGGGGGTTGGGTCAGCCACGTCGCTGTAGTGGTCGAGGGCGTCCAGTAAGTCTGACGCGGTTTCGCCCGCCAGCCCTAGTGCGTTGAGGAAAGCCTTGCGGTTCGTGGACTCCACCGATGGTGTGTGCGCGTTGTTTCACAGCTATCTAAACAGTTACCTAGGGTTACTCGCAAGCCCCGAAGGCCCTGAGACTCATGAGAATCGGCTACGCCAGGGTTTCCACGGCCAGTGGTGAGCAGCTGAGCGCCCTCGATGGCCAAGTGTCCCGCGTGCTGGACGCCGGGGTGGAGCGGGTGATCACCGACGTGGAGAGCGGGCTGAGCAATGAGCGGCCTGGGATGCTCGAACTGCTGGAGCTGATCGACACCAAGGCGATCACCGAGGTGGTGGCCACCAGGGTGGATCGACTAGGCCGCGACGCCTGCGCGACCGATGCGCTGATCGTGCTGGCAGCGAAGCGGGGGGTGGCGATCACCACGCTTGACGGCGGGCAGGTCGAGGCGGAGACACCCACCGGATTCCTGCTGAGCCGCATCAGCACCAGCCTGGCGGAGATGGAATCGCGGATGCTCAGCCTGCGGATCCGGCGTGGACTGGAGCAGCGGCGCAAGCAAGCCAAGCCCTGCCGCGGCCGCGCCCCCTGGGGCTACCGCATCAGCAAAGACCGCTCCAGATTTGAGCCCCATCCGCAGCATTGGCCCCAGGCTCAGCAGTTCCTGGCTTTACTTGCCGAGAACCGCTGGCGGATGAACACGGCCCTCGATCTCTTCCCGCACCCAATCCCGCTGAACAGCTGCCGGGCGGTGAAGGCGTGGCTTAAGAATCCGGTCGTTCGCGGTGGAATCGGATACCACCAGCAGAAAAACCACGAATATGCCGAGGTGGTCTGGGGGCAACACCCGCCACTGGTCGACCCAGCACAGTGGGATGTCATAAAAACGCAGCTCGAGCTGAACCGCCGCCACTGGGGAGCCAACGTGTCACTCACCCCCAACTTGCTCACCGGCCTTTGCTGGTGTCCCAACTGCGATAAGCGACTGAGCTACGCGGGTAGTCGCAAGGTGGCGTCAGTGATCTGCCGGACGCGGGGCTGCGTGTCGCAATACAAAGGAACGCGAGAAAGTGTAGTTGTCACCGCCATCAACAAAACACTAACCGCGCGATCGCAGGATCTAGCGAGCATCGCTGAGAGTGAACCGGCCGAAGCTACTGAACTCCGCAAACAGATCCACAAGCTTGAACAGCTGGGCGATCCAGATTTGCAGGGTGCGATTGAAATGAAGCAAGCAAAGCTCAAGCTGGTGCTGCAGCGTCCGAGTCAACGGCAGCAAGAGATTGCGAGGGCGTTGGCTACTGATTCAGCGTGGGAGAACGCCCTTCCTGAGGAGCTTCGGGCGATTTATAGCGAGGTTGTCGATCGGGTGTATGCCGATCGGGGGGAGGTGGTGTCTGTGCGGCTTCGGATTTGAGCTGCCGCTCGGCAATCGCGAGCAGCGCTTCCTGAGGAGTCATCAAGACTGTCTGACGTTATAGAAGCGGTTTTTCTTAGCAGCTGCTCTACGTGAGCCCCGCCGTAACTGGTGTTTGCCGATCCTCACCTGCCTCGCGAACTCGAGGAACTGGACGGCGCGCTGGATCTCACCAGCGGTGGCGTTAGAGACAGCCGCGTTGAGCATTTTCATGACTTCGACGCGGCTGTTGATCTCCACCCCAACCGAGCTAGCTCAGTAGGAGTCTATGCGGATGCGGCATCAATCAGCCAGTCCAGGTAGACCCTGGCCTTCTTGAGATCCTCGACGCCGTTCTTATGCCGGTGGCGCCACACGTATTTGGTGATGTTGCCCTGGCAGTAATCCTTGAAGCCCTCGGGGCCGAGGGAAGCGCGGATGGCGTCGATGCACTCAATACCGCCCTGGAGGTAGTGCGACGGGTGCGCTACCGCGTCAGTCGATGGCGATTCCACGTTCACGGCATTCATCGAGGAGCCCGCTGTAGAGGGAGTGGTTGGGGTGCTCGGCGCGATCTCGACCGGCAAAGCGGTAGGCGCGCTCGAGTCGATCTTGGATTCGTTGTTGAACACGGGGATGGATTTCAGCGGGGAGGGATTGGTTCATCGTTTGTCGAGAGTCATCGCGACCAGCATGGCCGCGAGAGCGAGGAAGGGGAGGTCGAGGAAGACCCAGGCCCTGCGGGGGAGCCTCAACTTTTGGCGCTGCCCCATGAGTCCCCTATGCCACCCTCGGCTTCGAGGAGAACGGTGTCGCCGAAGATCTCGATGCCGGCTTCGACCATTGCTTTCTCGGCCATCTCGAGGATGGCATCGGCTTTGTTCTCGTCGCATTCGATGAGCACCTCGTCGTGGATGACGCCGATCAGGCGGGAAGTGGGGTCGATCTCCTTTTCGCGTTCGCAGATGGCGGCCAGGGCGAGCTTCATGGCCGAGGCACAGCTGCCCTGGCACACGTTGTTGGCCATGGTGGTGTGCTTCGCGGCGTCGCCAAACAGGAAGCGCCTCCGACCGTCCACCATGCGGACAGGCTCACCGGCCTCAACCCAGTTCCTGCAATCCTGGTGCCAGGCCGCGATCTTCGGATAAGCCTTCAGCCAAGCATCACGGAAGGTCTGCGCTTCCGCCAGGGAAATGAACTGCCCAATGCTTTGAAAGTAGTTGCAGAGCCCACCTGCGCCCGAGCCATACGCAGCGCCGAAGTTCACCGCTTTTGCAAGTCTTCTCTGCTCGTCGGTGATCTCTTCCTCGGGAAGATCGAACATCAAAGCAGCGGTGGCGCGGTGAACATCGCGGCCCTCGTTGAAGGCGGCCTGCATCGCCGGTTCATCAGCTATGCGTGGACTGCATAAAGCCCGGAGCTCCATGCCGCTGTAGTCGAGGTCGACGATCGCGCGGCCGGGGGGCGCGGTGAACACGTAGCGCATCGCCCCGCGAGGCAGGTTCTGAAGGTTCGGGCCTGAGGAGCTGTAGCGCCCCGTGAAGGTGCCGCCGGGATTGAAGCGGGCGTAGATCCGGCCGTCTTCTTGCTGGGCGTCGATCAGCGTCTTGCACATCTGCAGGTGCTTATCGGCGCGCTTCCACTGCAGGTAGATGTCGACCACCGAGCGGC